TCAACTTTATGCTCACGAAGTTTCATCGCCCAAATGCGTTCCCATTCGTTTGCATATCCGCGATAGCGTGTTGCAATCGCTGTGTTTGACATCTCACAAGCTGTTTTAAAGATCTGTGTATAGCCATAGTTATCTTCAATCTCACTAGACCAGGCATCTGGAGATGCTGAGCCTTCCTGAAATGAAGTACCAATTACTTGACATAGATCGTTGTTTGCTAATCCGTCTTCACCATTAATAGCACCACCTGAGTTAGTTAAAGCAGAAAAGTCAATAACTTTTCCTGTAAATGTAGTAGAAGAACTACCAACTACTGGAGCACTTTCAATTCTAACTAAAACCTGTGAATAACCAGCACTGGCATTTTTGCCAAGTGAAGCTACTGAAAATACCATACCTTTAATTAAAAAAGCAGGTGCGGTTCCACCAGAAGTACTACCACCAGTTGCGCTATCTGCGTCAACTGTAAATGAGTAAGAACTTCCAGCAGTTACTGTGCCAGGAGCTGATGCTAGTAAAAAGTCTCTTGTTGACCAGTCGATCTTTGAACGATTTTCTAAGAATCGGAATACAGGATCATCCGTTGGAACTTTTGCAACCTTTGAAAGATATACAAAAAACGGTGATTCCTCTGGCGCCAATTCGGCAACCCTATCCGAGAAATCGTATAATCGTCTGCGGTCAGGAGCTTGTCCTACACCAGCACTAGTGGCAGCAGCTGTAATATCATAACTGGATTTTATTCCTTGTGTAACAGCCATTTGTTACCTCCTATTTGATTATATTAATTAGGGAATTCTCCCTGCTTGCCCTGCTTGCAAAATCCTATCCCAAGCTGAATCCTGTTCATTCTTTTGTGGTGGTTCGCCACCTTGAAGAATCCCAGCTGTTCTTGGAATGCTTTGAGTTGCTTTAACTGCTTCCATATTAGGTGAAACGTTATCAGCTCCTTTATTATAATGCTTACGATAAACATCAATTAACAAATCAATTGGTAATTGATCTCTTGGCGTAGTAGCAAAATCTATAAAGTCATTAATATCTTTTTCATTTTTCATATCATAACTAGTTGCTAACTCGTTGCGTAAATTTTGCAACGCTACTTGACCTTGAAGATCAGACATATGTTTTCCAACTGCCTCATCTACCAAAGCCTTTTCTTGAGTCGTCCTCATTTTAAATGAAGCTGACTCTGGTTTGTAATAGGCTTCCCACGGGTCAAAAGATGATTCGTCAACTGTGTTGCTATCATCTGATTCGCGTATAGTTTCTTGAGAGCTTTTTCCTTCAAGCTTTTGTTTTATAGCCTCAACTACATCTGGTCTTGATTCAAGAACCTGTTGTAATTCAGACATTGGCTGAAGTTTTTCATAGTCACTTTGAAGTTTCTGATAATCAGAATTCTGCTTATCATACATAGATTGAAACTTCTTAGTTTCATTTTCCCAATCAGTAGCATAGTTAACTTCCGAATCGTCACCTTCTTTAGTTATTAAATTAGGTGCTCTCTTATTTCCTTCGTCAATTACGCCATCTTGAACACTTGGAATCTCTGAAGCCAATTCTACATCTGACATTGAGACTTGCAAGCCTTCTCTTGTTGTTTTACCAACATTCTGTTCAACTACATCGCCTTGCACTTGATCTTCCATATAACCTCCTTTAGATCTCTTCTTTAATTCGAAACACCATTAGATACTCCGAAGAAGCTTGACCTTTGATTATTGTTTATTCTGTGCGCTCCCCTCTTTAGAGGAACTCCCTTTATTCGCCTTTTGTATAGCTAACGCAGCTTCGGCACGAACATCTGCTTTATCAATCACCTTTTCTAGTTCTCCAAGCTTAACTCTTTCCTTAAACTTCGCATCAGAGCTAATCTCTTTTAGGTCGGTTTTAAATTTCTCTGTGATAACTTGCTTCTTAGCGTGAACAGCTTCTCTGTCAGCCGTTTGTAAATCACCACTGAGTTCTTTTATTTGACCCTCTAGTTGTTGTATGTATGACTGCATTTTAGACATCATACCTTTGCGTTGCAATACACCTTCTTTGTCATAGATCTCTGTTTTCTTTAAGACCTCGACATCGTCTACCAATCCCAACTTATACGCTTCAAGATACATATTATATTCCGCCATCTTATTTGAAGGTAAAGTTGAACCTGATATTATTCTAACATCGTGCTGACCTAATGATATATCATTATCAATTGTCTGCAGTTCGTTGGTTTTGTCATCATACAACCTATTGTTTACTGAAAATTCAGTAAGATCGTTGTTTGGTTGCACGATTCTAAATGTTTTTTGATATTTGTAATGTCCTTTAGCATAATTGTAAATACACTTTCCAAGTTGATTAAGACTTCCTTCTATGTCTTTTAACTTAGAACGTCCACGGCTTTCTCCCATTTCTGAAAGCATAGCTGTACCACGTACGCTATCTGGAGCTTTTTCTTTAAATCCCTGCATAAGTTCTGGGATTCCAAAATTTAAATCTATATAATGCTCTACTCTATCTATTAAATGATAGAACTCACCAGCAAGTGGTTGAGGAGCAGGAAAATGTGGTTCACCAAATTCAGGATTGTATTCTAATACAGCATTGGGATTTGCCCAATCTCTTTCTAAGTCACCAACATTATCAACACTTCCTTCTGGTACAAGTAACTTAAGACCAGCAGAAGCTTGAGCGTGACTAAGTGTTAAAGAAAAAAGCTTATTAATAAGTCTTTGAGAATCTTTAACTTTAGATACATCTGATTTTGGATATGGAGTATTAGTCCAAATATTTGGGACTGGTATGATTGGGTATATATCAGTATTGAGGATTTGTTCGTATAGCAAATGCTGTCCCATTGAAGCAACCACTTTGACTCGTGTTTGCATAATCTCAACAGCTTCAACCAGTCCCGATTCTATTAGATGAGCATTCTCTGTAGAAACGATTTGGAAAGTTTCCAAGTCAACAACTTTTTCTTCACCACTTTGTTTATTAAAAAGTCTATAATAAGGAACTTTTATTTTTTCAAATCTTTCTAGTATTCTATATCTTTCATAAGACCCACTATCTTTATCTTTAACAACATCTGGTGTAAAAGATTCTGATGTATTCTTTTTAGCAGAAGACGGATAATCTTCTTCATCGGTCATAGTCTCAATATCTTTAATAAATTCTTCTATTTGTGGATAGAGTGATATAACTTGTTCTTTAGTTAAGATAGTAGATAGTATTATAGCAGACGCATCACTAAAATATCTGTTTCTAGCAGCTGGGTCTACATACACTCTAAAAGGATTTACGTGGGTATACTTTACATCGCCTCTTCCAAAATCTGCTTCTGGATCTGTATATACATAAAAATAGCCAAGACCAGTTATTGCATAGTCGTGGACAACTTGTTTAAATTCCATATCTCCATCTGATATATCCCAGCAATACTCAAGTATAGTTTTCCATATTTGAGCAACTTTGTTATCAGAATCTTCTCTACCGATAGCAGAGAACTTTGGATTTCTTGAGGTAAGTAAAGACTTTAGCTTATCAACAGCAGCGTAGACTCTATCTATAATAAAGTCACCTTGCCCAACAGCATTTAATGCATCGGACTCTTCTGCAGTATAATGATTTCCTAGGACAAAATCGACAGCATCTCTAGCTTCATCATCCCAATCAGATCGAGCATCGCGCCATCTTCTCCATAAGTCTTTATTCTTTTGCGCTTCATCTACTTGCGCAAAGTCTTTTTCGTTTGTAATGTTAAATCCCCCGAATATATAAGTTAACCTATACTATATAATATAAGCCTAAAACATACGTTTGTCAAGTTTTTTTTTATTTATTTTAATATCTTTGTCCTGTTACCCAGCTTCTTAGTATTTTCTTTCCCAAGAATTCTCTCTTCTCACTTACTTCTTCTTCAAAATTATCAGCATCAAACTTGCTACTTATTGGTGCTCTTGCATTTATAATTGAATACCAAAGACCGTCAAGCAAGTCATCGTTCTTTGCTTTTGGAAAGTGAAACATCTCATCAACTAAATCACTATGATTCTTTTTTAAGAATAACTTTCCTCTGTTAACAATAGGACATAGTAAGGATTCTAATCTATCTTCTTTTTTAATCCCAGATGGAGGTCTTACACCTCTTGCAATACCTGGAGCCATCTTTCTATCTTTGCCAGATAGTTCATTCACAGCATCTTTTATTATACCTTGAGCTCCAACGTGTTCTACATTTGCTCTTCGCATAGGTTGATACTCTTTTGCATATTGAAATATTTTACGCGGCATATCGTATAGTGGTATATGATCTCTAAATACATCTATTACATATATATTTTTATCGCTATCAATACCAGCAACTACAATAACCTGATAATCGTGCTGTGCTGAAGATTCGTAAGCTAAGTCAACACCCATATAAACATTAACTGGTATAGCATCTTCTTTTGTTACAATATACGCTTGGTTATTTCTAGCTTTAAATTCTCCATCAAAATAATTAATCTTATCTATTTTAAATTTTGCACTATCTAAATCACGAGCATCATTCATATATTCTTGAGCAAACTTATGAAGTTGCCCAACATACTCATAATCTTTTCTTATTCCAGCTATCTTTTCTTTTGAAAAATAAGAAGGCCAAAGTGGTTTATCATTCTCTATTACTCTATGAAATACCATTTCCCAAGTATACTTTTCATTGTCTTCTTGTGCTTGCAAGTAACCATCGTATATACCTTGTAAAGCAGAATCATAATGAACTATAGTTCCTATAAGCCATATAGAACCTTCATTACCTTTTGATTCTTCAAGTGCTGGATAGACTGTAGACATAAGCCATTCTTTAATTTCTTTACGTCTTTCTGGAGTCTTAGTATTTAACTCAGATTCAAAGTCATCAAGAATAATCTTAGTATATCTTAGTCCAAGTTCTGATCTACCACGAAGTCTTTGACTTGTACCCTTTGCTATGATTCTATCACCTTTAGCTGTGGTAATTTCTTTTTCAGTCCATTTGTTACCAGCCATATCACCAAAGTAATAATTTAAAGCTGGGTTAAACTCTATATGACTTTTAATATATTTTAAATGATCTACA